ATTGTGAAAACAATGAGTACAAAGAGTTTTGCTTCAGGAACCTCGGCCGTTATCCGTGCCGCGTGCAAAGGCAACCGTGTTGGGGGGAAGAAAAAGGGCGTGCCCTACGCCGCCGCTTCCTCCGCGACCAAATCAGGGTTGTGCAGGCATGGAAACCGGGTATGTTTGGCGCGCAAACAGTGCGAGTCGGACGATACCGCGGAACGGAAGAGGTTCTTTGGTTACTGGACATGGAGGTGTTATGCGCAAGCAAAAGAACACCAGGCCGATATCTATCCGTCATCAGGCGATGAGTACACACCCGGGTCACCCCGGTATGAGCGCTCGTCGCCTGTTGCCGCGAGGCCCAGCCCGCCTAGCTCGGTCGGAACGAGCGAATACTTGGGGATGTCGTGTCCAGTCGTTTCCGTTGTCCCCCAAGGGCAGCGGAAGAAGTTGCGCAGACGCAGGCGGGACAAGCGCTCTTCTCAGAGCGGGTCCAGCCGGTCTGGCAGTGAGAGTGGGACGCCTGTGGACGGCGTAACATTCGATAGGAGCCGTGCGCTCACTGACCTCTTGACGGAGAGTGTGCACAGGCTAGGGCTCGGAGATTCGGTGGACGGGGTGATAGATACACTTCTGAAATCGGATCTGCTTAGTGCGGGGCTGGAGACGACGGTCTCCGCCGGCGGGCCAGAAGGCCCTAAGTCCGCAAACGGGAAATCTCCTTTCGTGAGGACAGAGGAGGTGTTGGTTAAATACGCTGGTCGGGTCCACAAATCCGCACGAGCGTTGGCCACCGTTGATGCTGAGCTGTTAGGCACCTTGCGCCTTGAAGCTCTGTATTGTGTGAGAACCCCTGAGCTGCAAATGGTACTCAAACGCAAAGGCGTTAAGTACCTCAGCCAATACGACATGTCAGACATTCCGGCTCAGGAGGTAACGTCGATGATTCACCGAGCAGTCGTGGCAGCCATGCTGCCTGATCAGGAGGAACTTGACGCCAGACACACTTACAGAATGGGTGCCAAGGACATGCATCAGCATGCTAAGCTACTGTCGGGGGATCTCCGCCCCAACAGTATCATTGAGCGCGTGGGCGACATTGTAAATGGGCGCCCGGCTGCTATGCCGCAGCAGCCATGAGGACGCCGTGTAATACGAGCTCTTTGCTTAGATGATGAGGTTATCAGACCAGTGACCTCATTGTTGCAGGGAGCCAGTTACAGGCTGGGGCCTCAAAATTGTGCAACAGGTAGATGCACGACCGCACTCGTAGAGCCTATCGTTGATGTAGTCACGCACGCTGACTGCACGTGCAACGAGGAGCGCGCATTGCGGGGTAGACATCTTGTGGATACCGGAGCACGAGTGGGATCCTTGTGTTCCGTGAAGGATGTTCTACGAAGTCTCGCCTCTGATTTGAGGTTGAGCAACAATGGACGTGAATCCGCACAGCATTACATAGAGAACTACAGCGGGGATAAGCGTAAGCTGCTGCAGGAGGCCAGAATCTCCTTGGAGGGTAAGGCCATCTGCCCAGCAGACGCTGCAGTCCGCATGTTCCTTAAAGATGATAAGTACGGGGCTACCGATTACAAAGAGCCCCGCTGTATTCAGTACAGGTCTAAGAGGTTCCACTTATACGTGGGGCGGTTTCTCCACCCAATAGAGAAACAAGTCATGGAGGCAACGGAGGGAGGGGTTAGGTTTTGTGCCAAATCCCGCAACTCCCTAGAGAGAGCCAGTGACCTCTTGGAGATGTGGGAGTCGTATGCAGACCCAGTCGCGGTCTTGCTAGACCATAGCAAGTTCGACGCCCACATTACTACCGAACATCTTAAAGTTGAGCATGAGTTCTATCATCAGGTGAACCCTGATCCTAGACTCAAGAAGGTTCTAAAGTGGCAGATTCGCAATAAGGGGTACACAAAGAATGGCACCTCGTACACTGTCGAGGGTACGAGGATGTCCGGGGATGTCAACACGGGTTTGGGCAATTCCGTACTCAATTACGGAATGCTCAGAGCCTGGCTGATGGTGTGTGGGGTGCGCGGGCACATCTATGTTGATGGTGATGACTCTGTGGTCGTTATGTCAGCATCAGATGAGCACAAGTTGAAATACGAATTTTGGGTGCAGATGGGCATGGAGACAAAACACGACATGGCTTACGAATTTGAGCATGTTGAGTTTTGCCAATGCCGCCCAGTCTACATCGCCGAGCAAAGGTGCTGGCGCATGGTTAGGAACCCAGTTCGACTTGTCACTCGCGCCCCTTGGACGACGAAGAAATACAATGACAAGGGCTACGACCGACTCACCCGCACCATAGGGTGGTGTGAGTTGGCAGCAAACGGCGGAGTCCCAGTTCTCCAGGCGTATGCCTCCTGGCTAATGGGTCAGGGTTCCGGTCGTATCATGAAGCA